AAAGGAGATACAGGAGCTAGAGGTCCTGCAGGTAGCGATGCAAAGCTAGATGGTACATCTCAAGAAATAACTGTATCAACCGGTAAAGCGACAATTAACCTAGTCTTTGAAGGCGGGTTACTTATATCTGCAAAATAAAAAAACATAAATAAGTTGGATAGTAATATATTTATTCTTATATTATAATAATATTAATCGATTAAATAAAAGTTTTACAATTATGTCAAAAACAAAATTAACTGAAGAAGAAGTAAAAAGCTTAAACGAACTTCAACAAAAGAACGCAGCTTTAGTAAATGAACTAGGAACAATTAGCTTAGCAGAGATTAGCTTAGTAGATCGTTCTAATGCAGCTAAATCATTTTTAGAAGAACTTAGATCTGAAGAAAGAGAATTAGCAAAAAGCTTAGAGGAGAAATACGGAGCAGGTCAAATTGATCTTAAATCCGGTGAATTCATCGCAGCAACTAAAGAAGAAGAAGTAGTATCGGCAGAGTAATCAGCAAATATACATACTTATTTATAGGTTGGAGGGTTTTTACATCCTCCTTCCCTATTTATATAAGAGAAATAAAAACATTTATATACTAGACTGTTTTACATTCCTAAACGATATTTATATTAAACAATTAATAAACTAGACCAGACATGGCAAAAAATTATATTTCCCCAGGTGTTTTTACAAGAGAAAACGATATTTCATTTGTAACGCCAGCACCAGTCGATGCGAGTTCAGCATTTATAGGACCGACGGTAAAAGGACCAGTAGAGCAACCAACTATAGTAACTTCATTTAATGAATATAAAGCTATATTCGGCGATATCTTTGTATCAGCATCTGTTAATAAAGAGTTCTTAACATCATTAGCAATTAAAAACTTCTTCCAACAAGGAGGTAATTCAGCATTAGTAACAAGAGTCGTTAGTGCATCAGGAACCTGGACAAGTGCAAAATCAGGAGCAGTTACTGCTTCAGCAGCAGCAGAAGTACCATTCGAACTTAAAACACACGGTAAAGGAGTTATATACAATAACGGTACATCCGCAACAGATCATGGTGGAGAAATTACCAACAGTGGCGGTACATTGCAATCTGGGTCAGCTGATAATATAAGATGGGAAGTATCAGCTAAAGATAATGAAGCAGGAACATTTACTTTATCGTTAAGACGAGGAAACGATAACCACTCTAATAAAGTAATTTTAGAGCAATATAATAATTTATCATTAGATCCTAATAGTGATAACTATATTGAAAAAAGAATTGGAAATCAAGTAACAACTGTAGTAACCGACGGTACACAGAAATACGTACAATCTTCTGGTAATTATGTAAATAAATCTAGATATGTTTATGTTTCTGCAGTAGCAGGAGCAACTATCAATTATTTAGCAGCAGATGGCTTCACAGTTAACTCGAAAGGAACAACTTCATATTCAGCATCTTTACCGCTAGAAACATCAGGATCATTTTATAACGGTGTAGGAAATATCGTTAAAGCATCTATGACATTTAACGAATCAATATCCAATACCGATACACAGGGATTAGTTGCAGCAGATTATGAAGATGCGATAAACATACTACAAAACAGAGACGAATACGTAATCAATGTAATATCAACACCCGGCTTACTATATCAAAATGCAACTCATGCTACAGTATTAGATTCACTTATGTCCGCAGCACAATTTAGAAGTGATTGTATAGCGATAGTAGATTTAGCTAATCACGGCTCAACTACAGCAAATTTAGTAACTCAAGCTAAAAAAGTAAACAGTTCATATTCAGCAGCATACTGGCCATGGGTACAGTTAAGCGGAGGAGCAGGATTGCAATGGGCACCAGCTTCTTGTACGGTACCTGGAGTTTATGCATTTAACGATAGCGCTGCAGCACCTTGGTTTGCCCCAGCAGGTTTAGTAAGAGGTGGTATAACAGGAGTAATACAAGCAGAACAGAAATTAAGCAGAAATCAGAGAGATATATTATATGCTGCAAAAGTAAATCCAATCGCTACTTTCCCTGGACAAGGTATAGCAGTATTTGGACAAAAAACTTTACAGACAAAAGCTTCAGCATTAGACAGAGTAAATGTTAGAAGATTATTAATAGCTCTTAAGAAGTTCTTAGGAGATCAAGCAACAAACTTAGTATTTGAACAAAATACGATTGCAACAAGAAATAAATTCTTAGCAAACGTTAATCCTTACTTAGAATCAGTGGTACAGAGACAAGGTCTTTACGCTTACAGAGTAGTAATGGATGAATCAAATAACACAGCAGATGTAGTAGATAGAAATCAATTAATAGGTCAAGTATTTATTCAGCCAGCAAAAACAGCAGAATTCATAGTACTAGACTTTACAATTGAGCCAACTGGAGCAACATTTGTACAATAATTAAAAATAACCATATTTATAATAAAGTAAATACAACATGGCAGTATTAGACACATCAGAAGTAATGTTTAAAGCCTTTGAACCAAAGGTACAAAACAGATTTGTAATGTATATCGATAACATTCCATCCTTTATGGTAAAGAATGTTAAAGCACCTACTTTTACGGATAACATTATAAAACTAGACCACATTAACTCTTATAGAAAGATTAGAGGAAAAAGAGAATGGGAAGATATGACCTTCACATTATACGATCCTGTAACACCTTCTGGAGCTCAAGCTGTAATGGAGTGGGCAAGATTAGGATATGAATCAGTAACCGGTAGAGCAGGTTATTCTGATATGTATAAAAAGGATTTAACTTTAAATATTCTAGGTCCTGTAGGAGACGTAGTTGGAGAGTGGATCATTAAAGGAGCTATTTTAACAAATGGAGACTTTGGACAATATGATTGGTCATCTGATGAACCAGTAGAAGTACAGATAACAGTAGCAATGGATTACTGCGTACTAAACTACTAGAAATTAACTTACATAAGAATTAAAAGAAAGACCCGGAACTTATCCGGGTTTTTTGTTGCCTACTAAATTTTTATTTCGTATATTTATATATAGAATAAGTTATAACTAAATAAAATTTATGGAATCAAAGTTTTCAATCCCAACAGAAGAGATCGAATTACCCTCAAAAGGTCTTCTATACTCACCAGACTCACCACTAGCTTCAGGTAAGTTAGAAATGAAGTACATGACTGCTAAAGAAGAAGATATTCTTACAAACAGAAATCTAATCAACAATGGTACAGTAATTGATAAGTTACTTAAGTCTCTTGTAGTTAATAAAGAAGTAAACTATAATGATTTACTTATAGGAGATAAAAATGCTGTTATGATAGCAGCAAGAATACTCTCTTACGGTAAAGATTATGATATTACGTACAATGGAGAGAAAATCACAGTTGACTTAACAACATTACAGAATATAGAAATTGATGAAACTAAATATTCACAAGGTACTAATTCTTTCTCATTTGATCTTCCTTCAACAGGTAATGCAGTAACCTATAAACTCTTAACTCATGGTGATGAAAAATTACTTGAAAGAGAAATAGAAGGACTTAAAAAAATTACAAAAAACTCTTCACCGGAAATATCTACAAGAATGAAATATATCATTACATCTGTAAACGGTATGACAGAGAAGAAAGATATTAGAGATTTTGTAGATAACTACCTACTTGCAAAAGACGCAAGAGCATTAAGAGCAGATTACGCTAAAAACCAACCAAACGTTAAGATGACATTCTTATACACAGACGAAGACGGCATTCAGGAGGATGTCGATTTGCCCATTGGGCTTAGCTTTTTTTGGCCTGACGCAGGCTGATCGTCTAAATATATTCTCACTTCTTCATGAAATAGTTTTCCACGGTAAAGGAGGTTATACTTGGAATGAAGTATACAACATGCCAATATGGCTTAGAAAGTTTACCTTTAATAAAATTAAGGAATTTTACACTAAGGAAAATGAAGAGAATCAAAAGCAGTACGATAAAGCAAAAAACCGACAAGTTGCTAAACCTAACATAAAACCTAGATCAAAGCCAACTTATAGTACAAAGGCTTCTAGATAATAGAGGCCTTAACTATTTATATTATATAACAATACACAATGGCTGACGATAAGAACTTAGACCCTAAAAAAGCAGAAGAGGTAAAAAAAGAAACCGCTGCTGCTGTATCACAGATTGAAAGATATTCAAAAGAAGCAGAAAGAGTAAATCAAGCTTTAGTTGGAATATCTGCAATGATGCGAAAAACAGCATCTGCTTCCGTAGACTTTGGAGCAGAATTAAAAGGCGCAGGTAACTTAACTAAACAGGTAGCAAGTCAAGCAGAAGCACTATCAAAGTTTACAGCTGAAGACCTAAAGGATAAGACACAGACAAATAAAATACTAAAAAAACAAAAATTAGTAAAAGGTCAAATACAGGCTATAGAATCAAAAATTCAAGTCTTAAATGAAAAAGCAGCAAACGCAACTGAAAAAGAAGCTAAACTTATATTTAAAACAGTTGAAAATTTAAGTAATGCTGCCGTAGAAGCAGAATCACTCTTAGGTACATTTAATGAACTGGAAGCTGCAAATGATAATCTAAATAGTAAGACTGGTTGGATAGAATCTATAGCAGAAGTAGCAGGCGATATACCGGTACTTGGCAAGTTCTTCAAAGATTTTGACTCAGCAGCAAAAGAAGCTAGAAAAGCAGGAGCAGACGGCGGTAGTGCACTAACAGCAGGAATGGGAGCTGTGGGTAAAGCTGCAGGAAAAATGACCTTAGCATTTTCTGGAGCTATTTTTACTAAGGGTATTTTTAAAACAAATCAAGATATAACAGATCTTGCTCGTAACTTAAACATAAGCAGAGACGCTGCTACAGATTTAGATAAAAAATTCCGCGACGCAGGAATATCTATAAAAGGACTTTCAGGTGACAACTTAAGAGAAGCTACAATGGCTATCTCAGATCAATTAGGTATATCTGCAGACTTAAGTATAGAGACCGCAGCAGCAGCAGGAACAATGGTAAAGAAGTTTGGATTATCCGCAGACCAAGCAGCTAATCTAACTGCATTCACTGGCGCTACAGGAAAGAATTTAAAACAATTTAATAATAGCCTTATAGGTACAGTGACTCTCCAAAACGCTGCCAACGGAACAGCCATTAGGTACCAGGATGTAATGAAAGATATATCAGATTCTTCAGCAGCAACAAAATTATCAACATCTAAAATGCCAGGAGGATTAGCTAAAGCAGCATTTGAAGCGAGAAAACTTGGTTTATCCTTTGATAAAATGGAAGGTATAGCAGATAGTCTACTGGACTACGAAACTTCTATAGCTAATGAGATGGAAGCAGAGTTACTAACTGGCCAACAATTAAATCTTGATGGGGCAAGGCAAGCGGCACTTAGAAATGATTTAGTTGGTATGAGTCAAGAGTTAGCTAAAAATGGTATCACTCAAGCAAAATTCGGTAATATGAACCGAATCCAGCAAACTGCAATTGCAAAAGCAATGGGAATGTCTAGAGAAGAAATGGCGGACTCACTGATAAAACAAGAAGCAATTAAAAATTTAAGTTTCGATACATCCAAATCTCTTGATGAAAATGTCAAGAAAGAAATGGAAGCTATTAAGACTTTAAGAGAGCAAGGAAAAATTAAAGAAGCAAATGCAAGACAACAAAAACTTCAAAACGAATTAGGAGAAACAGAAACTTATAGACAGTTAGAAAATAAATCTGCTGCAGAAGCACAAAAAGAAGCAATGCAAGACATGACAGCAGCAGTTGGAGATCTAGCAATAGCATTACAGCCAATAACTGCTATATTTAGCGGTATATCAACAGTAGCAGGAGAAACATTTGGTTTTATAACGAAAATGGGTTCAAAGGTGAAAGCACTCGGCGCCTTTGCAATGGATTTTGGAAAACAGTTTAGATTTATAAGTCAAACAATAGCAAAATCCGGTAGAGGAATAACAACATTATTTAAAGCGTTTGGATCAGGAATAAAAATAGCCGGTAAAGGTGGAATTAAATCACTACTTAAAAAAATACCTATTTTAGGAGCTTTAGTAGGTATAGGTTTTGCTGCAAAAAGAGCAATGGACGGAGATTGGTTAGGAGCAGGTATGGAATTTCTATCAGGAATCGCATCAATATTTCCAGGTGTAGGAACAGCAGTATCAGTTGGACTAGACGCAGGTTTAATGGCGATGGATGCAGGTGGAGTTACAGGTAATAAAGCTACTAAAACAAAATCCGCAAAATCTTCATCACCGACTGTTGATAACACAACTGATGATGGTATTTATGCAGATGATTTTACAATTAGAACAAATCCAAAGGATACAATAACAATGGCAGGAGGAACTAAATTAGGAGGTAATGTAGAATCTCTACTTGAAACATTGATTATGGAAGTTAGGAAAGGCGGAAATGTTAGTATGGATGGGTATAAAGTCGGAGAAGTTATGGCATTATCATCAAGAGCAGGATTACAGTAAAGTAAAAAATAACTATTTATAAATAAATAAACAACTATGTCAATTAAAAACACAATTCAAAACTCTCCCCTTGGATTAAGAGGAGCAGACTTAAAAGCAAACCACACTACGCAGAAATTGCAAGATTTGCTAAATACACCATACAGTCTAAAGGGTAAAAAACCTGCACAAACATACACAGATGTATTAAAAAGCGCAGATATTGATACTTCTTTTGCAACTGATAATACCGGCGAAAACATTTAATAGAAGATAGATACAATGCCTTTAATTAACTTACAGACAAATCTTAAAAGTTTAACCTACGGTGAATTTGGTTCAGAATCTCCTTTTATTACGAAGGATATTAATAACCCACCTAATAGGAGAGGGCTTACTTTAGAAACTGGAGCACGTATAGATGACCTTTCTAGATTTACAAAATTTCTAATTTCTGGAAAAGGAATAGCATGGGCGAGTAAACTAGGTGGATTAAATGTTATTGAAGAAGGTATAAAAAATAGTGATAGAGGTTTAGGCGGTAGGTTACTTGGCGGCGGGTGGTCTACTATAAAGCAAATTGCATCTACAACTGCACAAATACCCGTTAATGGCACAGGAACTCACTTTATTGAAGGCTTTGGAGGAAAAAGAGGTTATCTAAAAGGTATACAAGGGCATAAAGTATCAAGAACCCAAGGTACAATTGACGGTTCTAATAGAGATGTAAGAAATCTTAAACAGTACCTTCCATTCAATGACAACGAAGATACAGTATTAATAGGATCTAAGATACTAAAAAAATACGTTAAGAAAGATTCCTACGGGAACACACAGAAGTATATGGTCGATCAGATAAGACCATTAGAGACTTTTGGAGATGATCCATTCAATGGTACCAAAAATAAGTTTATTACAAATGAATTTGTACCTGGATTTAACGAATATACTGCAAACTCACTTGCATTAGGAACACATACTAGGAATCAAGAAGCATCAGCAGTAAATAATAGGAATGCACAAGGGTTTCATACATCAACAGGAGAAGATGAATCATTTCGAGGAGATGCAATTAATATGCGGAGTCCTTTTACTGCATCAATGGCAGAATTTAATGAAAAATACGCTAGTAATGAGGAAAAAAAGAAATTTAAAGGTCACGATTTAATAAAATTTTCTATAGATACAGTGACATCTATTTCTGACAGTGAAGATGGACCGCTTATAACAAGACTAGATTTTCGAGCATACCTAGATAGTTTTACCGATACCTTTACAGGTAACTGGAATGGCACACAGTATATAGGAAGAGCAGAAGAAATGTATAGCTACACCGGCTTTAGTAGAGCTGTAAGTTTCGGATTTAAGTTAGTAGCATCAAGTGCTCAAGAGTTAATACCAATGTATAAAAAACTTAATGCACTAGTAGGATCAACAGCACCTACATACTTAGGGCAAAACTTTATGCGAGGTACATTTAACAGAGTGACAATTGGAGATTACATGAGAAACATACCGGGCTTTATTAAATCAGTAAATTTAACATGGAATACAGATTATCCATTTGCATCAAGAGCAGACGATGCCTCTCAGGAACTACCAACAATCTTAGATGTACAGATAGCATATCAGCCTATACACAGAAGAGTTCCTGAAAGCGGTAACATCTTTATAGGTAGCGAAAAGCTGTTAACTTAATAAAAGTAAACAGTAAATTAAATAATTATGAATAGATATAAAGGCATTTACGTAGCACCATCAGATTCTGGGATAAATTATAGAGTTAATACAATATTCCCAACAATAGAACCTCAAGAAGATGATTTATATGTTATTACTACAGGAGGAGATAGATACGATACTTTAGCATCAACATACTATAAGAATTCAGCATTATGGTGGATAATAGCATCAGCAAACAATAGTAAGAAAGATTCATTGAATGTATCACCCGGTGTACAGATAAGAATACCAATGGATACAAGTAGTATAATACAGCAGTATAAAGAGTTAAACAAAAATAGGTAATGGCGGATAACTTAAAAGGTAAGCTCCATGGAGTTCCTCTAAATGAAGGAGTTTTAAAACAACTTAAGTACAGAGAGGAACTTCTAGCAAAAGCAGAAAAAAATGTAGATGAACTTATGCTCGGCAATAATAGAGGAGCATGGGTGACTTTAACTTCTGGAGTATCTATTTTAAGTGAACTTCAACAAGAAAAACAAGAATACATTCAACTTTTAAAAAGCAAAGGTACCCCAGACGGGTATATGTACGGAAAATGGCATACTAAAGCAGCAGAATTAGAAGCAGAAATACAGAAAGATGTCGCAGGTTACGGAAATGAGTTTGCCCGTGCAAATGTTCTCTCAGGTGGAGTACTATATGGAAATTTAGGAGATACAGCAGATCCAAATAAAAAAACTTTTAAGTATGAACGTAGGACTGGTATAATTTTTGATGCACCTTTTAACCCGTACGGTACACCGTCATCTTATGAAGACTCTGAAATACTAGGATTAAGACCAATGCCAGGTATAACGGATTTTAAATTAGTATCACAATCATCTTTCGGAACTTTAAGAAAAGCTACCCTTCAGATAAAAGCTTATACACCAGAACAACTCAGTATGTTAGAGCAGCTATACTTTAGACCAGGATTTACAATGTTACTGGAATGGGGAAATACTGCTTATATAGATAAAGAGGGGGACTTAACCAGTGGTATGTACTCAGCATCTAAAAAATTTGTACTTGGTAAATATGAAGAAACTGAAGTAAACGAAGGAACTGAAGATAATCCTACCATGGTTACAAAAGCTCCTATGCAAATGTTAAAAAAAGACATTAAAGAGCATAGAGAAGATTCTGGAGGTAATTACGATGCTATGGTAGGGAAAGTTGTTAATTTTTCTTGGAGTTTAGATAAGGATATGGCATATACAGCAACCCTAACAGTACTTTCAGAAGGAGAAACTATTGACGCAGTTAAGACAACATTCGTAGCCCCTAAGGAGATAGTAGATGCAACAAATTCAAAACCAAACGATGATTATCTAATAGCAGTCCTTGACTATATACGTCAGCCACATAAAGAAGGTGAACAAACAGTAAAAGAATTCTGTGATGAAAAGTTCGGCAAAGATGAAGTATATAGACTATCCGAAACATTTTCAGTAAAACAATCAGGGGAGTCTACAAAAAGAAGACGTAAAAAAAGAGCTTATATTTCGTTATGCGAATTCTTAAAAATATTTAATAAGGTAATTTTAGAAGAACAGGACACGGGTAATGTTGCTGTAAAATTTGATACTAAATTTGATCAAGTTATGTCAACATTCCCAGGGCACATAACTAATGATCCAGCAATAGCAATAATGCCATATAGAGACGGAAAACCTTTTAAGAATTCCTATGTTAATGCTAAGGAGTATAACCTTTACGGCTTTGCCGCGGATGAATATGGTACAGAGTTTCATAAACCTGGTGTAAACCCTCAAAATAGGGACAGAGTTAGAAAAAAGGATATATCTGATTTAATAAGTTATAATAATAAATCAGTCCCGTGGTCAGTAGCAGCAGCAGCAAAATATACACTACCTAGATTACTAAAACTTTCAGGAGAAGATACAGCAGAAGATTCCCCGTTAAAGATAATGGTATCAATTAGTCATTTAATTAATATACAAAAGTCCTTTGTAGACAATAGGAATAAAGATTTAGATATTAAAGCAGTAGTGTCCCAATTTTTTAGTAGGTTACTAGGTGATTTAAATACTACTCTAGGTGGTATAAATAAACTATCTCTATACTTTAACGATGATGCTTCAAGCTGGCATATAGTAGATGCAAACAACTTTGATCTTGGCGCACATTCTGTAGACCCCGGTTCTTCGTTAATGCCACCTAAGTTAAATATATTAGGACTTAAAACAGAAGTATCCGGTTTAAAGGTAGAAAGTAAGGTATCAAACGAAATGTTTAATATGATGTCTTCAGCAGCTGCAGCAGGAGGTTATAGCACAGATGAACCGATCGAAGGATTCTTACAGTACAATAAAAACTTACGTGATAGATACTCTCCATACGCTCCAACGGCACCAAAGACAAATGTGCCTTCGATAAGAGATAATTGGAAGAGCATTGCAACAAATGAAACTTTTGAAAGTTTATCAAAACCATGGCACAGCTTAACTGTAAAAGGTATATACAGTAAGCAAGAATACGAGGAAACTAAAGAGCTACACAGGACGTATATGGTAGCACTTTTCGCGATGAAGGAACAAAAATTACGAGAAGAACAGGTACCACGTCCTTTCGGCGGAGCATTACCTATTGGATTAAGCTTAACAGTAAGAGGTATAGCAGGTATAAAAGTTGGAGAAGCATTCACAATAAATGAAGAAATACTTCCATCGCGAAACCGAGGAAGAATAGCTTTTACAGTTGTAGGTATAGACCATAGTATAGGTTTAGATAACAACTGGACAACAAATCTAAATACACTAATGTATAACCTCCCCGATGTTGCAGACCCAGTACCGGAAGAGGATAACTACGACGCACCCGGAGTTGAAGAATCACCTCCAGAAGAACCCGTACCAACCAAAGATACTCCTAATGCAAATAGACTTAGAGCAGCATTAGCAGATTTAGGTTATTTAGAAAAACAAAAACCAGAATTCACTGTAGGAGAACTTACAAGTGCTGTTGATCGAGAAAAATTAAAAAGCGGATCACCAGGATTTGATATATCATCAAATATGGCGGAAGCAGCAATATCACTATTTAATACGTTAAAGTCCGAAGTCCCATCGCTTAATATAAGAACAACAGGAGGAAACGATCACTATCATCATGGAGATAATTTAAAGTATACAAGTAGACATGTTATGGGGAACGCAATTGATTTTACATTCACCCCATATACTTCACAGAACTACCAGAAAGTTCGAGATATACTTTACGGGTATGCTCTTGGAACCGATGGACAAGTTAAATTTAAAGATGAGTATGCGAGGCTTTCCGGAGCAGCAACAGGTGCCCATATGCACGTGGTGTTTGGTAAAGGCGGAAAAGATGGAGCATCTGAACTTAGAGTAGCAAGAAGACGATTAAAAGATAACCCAGAATTTAAAACTTTTACAGTATAAACTATGTGGACACCTCCATTTCATATTATTAAAGGATTATTTGCACTTCTAGGGCAATTTACTAAACCTGATGGTTCTAGTTATGAAGGGCCAATACACGAATCAATAGACGGAAATACATACACTGGAGAATCTCCATCTGAAGATTCAATACCACTTACACCAGAATTAGAAATAGCATCAGAAAACGATAAATTTTTAGAATATGAAGGAGAGTTATCTGAAATAGAAACAGAATTAGTTTACCCAACTCCGGAAGACTATAAAAGAGAGTACTTTATTAGGTACTTTTTATTAGATACACGTAATAAATTAGTCAGAGAGGTAGATTTACAGTCCTATGACAGGTACACTGAAGAACTTTTTATTAAAGGAGTAGAAGTAAAATGGATTTTAGAGAAACCGGTTAAAGATATATTTTCTAGCGGATACCTATATAAAGGAGCAGCCACTAGAAATAGGGAAAATATACTTAAAGCATCTTTAACTATACCTACAATAACAGAAACTATAACAGATTACGGTCAATTTGCAGATATAGAATCAGATATCGAAGGTTATGAATTTTTAGAACTTCCTAAAAAGGATCAAAGAAGACTTATTAAGAGTGTTAGAAGTAACTTACAAGAAGTGCCGTTAACTAAATCTAAAAGTAGATTTAAAGGTAAAAATTTAAAAGAGGGCAATAAGGAAAATCTATATACACCTGGCGGGAGATATAAGGTAAAGTCAACAAATATGGAGTATGTAGGATTTTACCATATACACTCAACAAAAGGCGCTATGGTTGGTAAAACTCATTCATCTACACCGCACGACTTACTTGTGCCGATATTCTCTATAAACAACGAATCACCTACAGCACAAACAGATAGTCGAAATACAATCGCAACCCCATCATCA